GTAGTATGGGTATTATATGAGGACTTAACGACCTTATATCCCTACTAAGACATCTAGCGCACTACTCCCCTTCTCTAACCAAGGAGGTTAAATGGAAGATTTATTATTAGAATGGCACAATAATCTACCAGAAATAACACCTGAGATGAGTTTACAAAATCAAGCAACCTATCTTTCTAAAAAATATGAGATAAAAGAGTACGAATTAGATGTTATCCAATATGATAGAGACAGTGATAACAGCAATATCGTAAAAGAAAATAAAATACTCATAAGATTTAAGGATATTGTTTGTAAATACAGACCACACCTCCAATTGGGAGACTACTGGTTAAGTGTAAACATAGTCGACAGTGTTCCAAATTACCACTTTTATACTATGATAGAACCAGAAGATGGTAATGAAGTAGTAGTAGATGCAGTACATCCTCATTTAAGCAGTGGTATCCCCTGTTTAGGAAGTTTTCAAGGAGATTTACAGACAGCATTTACAGCTAATAACTTTATTCAATTCTTTTCAATTATGAGAGCTTATTTATCAGCATATAATGGTAGAAGCACATATAGTAAAGGATTAGAATACAAGATATTTGAAATGTCTGGACACTTACAGAGTTATGAGGAAATTCGTCAAATATTTTCTGGAGAAACTGAAAACGAACTTACTGCAGGATCAATAAGAGAAATAGCATATGATCCTATGAGGTGGAATTGGCCTAAAGACTTAACAGCTTGGACAAAGATTGAAATCAAAGGTCAAGAAAGGCATCTTTTAAAAAATTGGGTAAAGAAAGTTAAATATCCTGTTTTAAAAGATTATCACAGCATAGGAGTAGTAGATCATGGTGATGACCAGGTTTTAAAAGTGTTAGGATATGTAAAAGCAGCTATAGTTATAGGAGAATTACCATTATATCAAGCTTTTGAATTTGTAAGAATATTTCTTATGTCTTTGCAAGTTCAATATGAAGGTGATATGAGTCCTAAAGTACTAAAAGAGCTGAAAGAAATGGCTACAATCCTATATGCTACTAAAACTGATAGAAGTTTCAGGGTAAATACTAGATATACTTCTAGAATAGATGATGAGCATTACGAAAAAACTAAAGTTCTTTGGTCAAAAGTTAAAAGATATTATGTGAATCCTTATTCTAATCGAAGAGAAAGGAATAGATTTGGATTAGAACTAAAATATCTAGGTCATCATTTATCAAACTTCTTAATACTACTAAGAAAAAAGTCACCTCATTTAGCTAGTGCTAAAACATACTTAAACAACACTAAAGAAAGTATAAATGAAGATGAGGTAAAACGAGAGTTTAGTAGAATTAAAAAGCATGCATACAATATCGCTATACAACAACTAGAAAAAGATAAAAGGAGGTTCATTAATGAGCTCAACAGACCCGAAATTAGTAATATCCCCGACTCAATTGGACAAGGTACGCTATTTTCTGAAAACATTTAAGAATGTTGAATGGTCAGGCCCAGCTTGGTATTCTCATGTTAAAGATGAAGAAGGTTTTCCATCGATTATAACATTAGAATATTGGCACCCATTAGACTTAGGTACGCATAGTAATACTGATTGGGATGGCGAAGACCTTATTAAAATATATTCAAAACTAAGGAAAAAGCATCCAGAAATAGGTAAATCTTGGGTACAGGGAAATATACATTCACATCATAACATGGGAGCATTTTACTCTGGGACTGATGAGCAGCAATGTATAGATGGTGCTAATGAAAACTTTTATTATTCATTAGTAGTATCAACAAAGAAAGATAAAGAATGGCATTTTGGTGTTTCATACCCCGATCAGTTTGGTCAAGTCCATATTCAAGAAATAGATGATATTGAAGTACAAGAAGTTTATCATGTAGAAAAGTCATGGAAAGAACAAGCAGCTTTTATTAAAAAGAATAAGAAAGCTGAACCAAACACATTGGCGCTTTATCAACGTGGCAAACAGAATAAATATAACAATATAGGTCAAGCACAGTTGTTTGGTAGCTATGTGTCTAAAGGCCAACAAAAAGGCCAACAAAAAGAAACAAAACAAGACAGATACGAAGAACATATTGACGCGCTTAGTTATAACGCTTCTTATAGTGGCTTAAATAAAAGACAACAAGAAGAAATGTATAGCTGGGATCTATTCGATGAGTTTGACGACGTGATGATGGACTATGAAAGAGGTAAGATAACCAAAACACAGTTAAATAAGAAACTGAAAAAGATAGGAGTAGACGAATATGGCAGACCGATACCTGCGTAACAAAGACCTTATCGACCAATCAAGGCTAGATAAGATAACAGTGATCGGAGCTGGTGGTATTGGCTCTGCATTACTACAGAACGCTGCAATAATGGGATTTAAAAAGATAACAGTCTGGGACCCTGATATGTTAGAGGAACACAATTTATCCACAACATCATGGCCTGAAGGATTTTTAAATCAACCTAAAGTAGCAGCTGCAGAAATTACTCTTAAAAGAATAAATAAGAAAGTTACTGTAAAAATGAGACCTCAATTCTGGCAAACTGGGATGCCATTGGAAAATAAAGTATTTCTAACTCCTGATAACATGGAATGTAGACTTGCTGTATACAACCAATGGAAAGAAAACCCAGATAGACAGTTCTTAATAGATATGAGAATGGGGGCATTAGGCTATGAGATAATAACCGTTACAAGAGAGAACGATTATTTCATGGATTCTTATGTCCCTTCTTCTTCTATCGCAGACGATCCTTGTACAGCAAAACACACAATCTTTTGTGGTAGTCTAGCAGCATCATTTGGCCTCTCACAGGCATTTAATGTCTTGCAAAATAGATTGTATTATGCGTACATTTGGGGGTCGTTAGGTCCTGTGAGTTTGCGTAGAGAACATCTCGTAAAACCCTCAGAAAAAATAGAAAAAAGTGTAGCGTAGTTTCGTTTAAGAAACAACGTATGTAACTGCGTCTACAATTAACTCAGAGACATCTGTCCCTACTATCCTATCCACAACTCTTACACTGGGATAGGTGTCTCTAAAAATGGAGATATATGTTAAAAGTAAATCAAATCAAAAACCAATGGTCTGATGATTTACCAGGTGGTATTACATGGTATTTCATAGGCCAACCAAAAAGTGGCAAAACAACACAAGCCTCATCTTGGAGTCCAAAAGGTTCAGAAGGAGTATTAGTTATTGATACTGACCTTGGAGCAGACTTTGTAGATAAAGCTAACGTTGTTACATGCTGTGCATTAAACCCGCCAGTAAGGGTGCAAATGAAAGATGGTGTTGCAGTTACTAAAAATGGTGCAGAAGTAATAGAAATAGTCCCCACAAATGAGAGGGGATTTTATTACAGAGGTGGACCAGATAAAGGTAAGCAATGTCATGTTTATTCATTAGCAGAAATACTAGCTGATTTAATGAAAAACTGGGACGAATACCCTTATGATACAGTGGTTATAGACACTATAGATCAAGTTAATAGCTGGATTGAAGATGTTGTTAAAGCTGACCAAGGTATTGAAAATATGGGTGAAGGTTCATGGGGAGCAGATTGGGCTGCAGCTAAGAAAAAGAACGCAGATATAGTTAAGAAACTTCAAGATTTCTTAAAGAAAGTAGGCGGTAATCTTATTCTTATATCACATGCAAAGCAAACAGCTATGACTGATGATAAAGCACAATTAGCCCCTTCCCTACCAAGCGGACTAGGTAGAGTATTATGCGCTAAAGCAGATGTAATCGGATATGCAACAATAAATAAATCAAGTCAAGATTATGAAGTATCATTTGAAGGCTATGATGAAAGAATGGTTGGCTCACGATTAAAGCCTTTAGCAAATAAAGTACTACCTTTTAATTATCAAACAATAATCAATGAAATAAAATCCTATAAGGAGGATAAATAATGGCAATAATGAGATCAGAAATTAAGAAAAGTGGTGGTGGTGACTGGTTAGGTATCAAAACAGGTACTATATCAGCAATTACCGATGAATCTTC